TTACTGCATCGCCTTTGCCAACTTTACCATCAACTCTTCCCCGTACTTGTAAGCGCCGAGGAACTGAATCGTATACGCATCCAGCCCCGCCTTGTCCTGCAGGATCTTTTCCGCTTCCTCCTTCGTCATGGTTTGCACCTCCCCTCTATATGCAATGCCCAGCGTTTTCAAAATACCTTTGGCATATGCCGCAGCAAACGTTCTGCGCTTTTCCTCCGTGTTAATCTTCTGGGCATCTACGCTGTCAATAAAAGCGCACTCCAGAATCACCGCAGGGCAGATTGTCTGACGGATAAAGCCAAAATAATCTTTGCCCGCGCTATTCGCTCTGGTTTTCAATCCCCGGCTTTTCTGCCCGATCTTGATGATTTCTGCTTCGATATTCTGCGCCAGCACCTTGCCTTTGCCGCCGCTCAGGGTATGGTAGACTTCAAAGCCCGTCCCGCCGCCGGAGTTGGTGTGGATGTCCACTGCATACTCCGGCGCGAATGCGTTGCACTCTTTCACCTCTTCGCTGGTGTGATCGTCCTCATCCACCGTTCGACTGATTCCAACTGTCACACCGTGGCGCTGCAATTCTTCCCGCAAATGCAGCGCAATGGAGAGATTGACCTCTTTTTCTTTCAGGCCGTTGCCCACAGCGCCGGCATCGCTTCCGCCATGCCCCACGCCAATAAATACCTTGATCACGTATCGCTCCTTTCCGGGCAGCAAAAAACCGCCCTGTCAAATGAGTTGACAAAAGCGGCTCTCTGCGATAGAATAAAGCCAGTAAGAATGGCTGCCATTGCAGTGGCGGTCGTCCCTGTGCAAGTTTGTAGCTTGAAGGAAACGCCGCTCACCGCCTGGTGGGCGGTTATTTCTTGCGCATTGTGATCGTAACGATCAGAGTGGCAAGCGCGATCAACACAAGCGTGTATGTAAACATATCAGCAAATGTTACCATCGCCGCACCTCCTGTTGAGGAAGTGGACAACCTCGCCGCTCTTACTGGCTTTGCCTATCTTATCATATGTTTCCGCTTTTTGTCAATTTTCGCCGCCCTCATGGGGCGGCTTTTTTATTTGCTCTTTTTGGGGCAGGTATAGTGCAGCGCCTGCGCGCTGTCACTGACCCCTGCGGTGGTCGGATCAATAAAGACCGCCAGTACCGCCAGAACCACCGTTACAAGCTGCACCGGGTTTTTCAGCACGTCCACAATGTATCCGCCCAGGCTTTCCCAGCTCACAAACTGCTGCGGATCCACGCCAAGCGCCGTAATGATAATAGACACAACGCCTACCCAGAACCACGGGTTTTTCAGGCGAACCGGAATATTAACCTTCATCCACTTTCACCTCGATATGATCCCTCACCACGGCAAAGGCATAGCCCGCGATGTACAGCGTGGCTTTCGGCGCATTACCTTTCACATCAAAGCCCGTATCATAGTCCAGTTTGCCCGCTGTGACACGCATCTTCTCCGGTGTGCCCACACCGTGGTTCATGAAGCCCCAGCCCGTGGTGCCCTCCGGCGTGCCGTCCGAGTGCGTCTGCGCCATCTCCGCGCCGGTGATCGCGTTCTTCATCGGATCCAGCTGCAGACCCACCGTGCACTCCGCCAGTCTCTTGTTGGCCTCTTCAAGTGTGATATCGCCTTTGCTGTAGCTCAAAATAATCTCAGTTGCTTTCATTAATATGTTCCTCCTATGTAAAATATTTTGGAAATACCCGCTGCAACGGGCATTGTTCCCGTCAATCCACTTCCGCTTTCAAATCGCGGATATCGTGCTGTACTTCTATCATTTGCCCTTCCAGTTTACAGGTACGCTCTATCAGCCGGTTATGCGCATCCACCTTTTTCTCAAGTTGCTCAATCCGGTAGATCGTCAGCCGGTTGCTTACCCAAATCCCTCCCAGCGTCCCGCTCAGGGTACCGATCAGGCTCATCCCGGCCACGGCCAGCATGGTCCAGTCCGTACAGATCACCGCCTCTCTTCAGTTCTGTTTTTTCAGCAGTCCCATCAGTTCTGTATACTGCTCTTCGCTCAGCTGGTCCAAAAGATACAGTTTTCCGATTTTCTCAGCCAGCCCATCGGTTCGCCCCTTTTCGATGAGTTTCCTGCACATTTCATACACAGCTCGTCCCTCCTTTCCTTAAAGCCCAAATTCCAGTTGTGCAAGCCGAATCTCGTGGTCAATGGATGTTTCCATAAGTAAGCTTTCCATATCAGCCTGCGCCGGTTCCGGTTCTGCCTGCGCCGCACTCCACGCTTCCCACGCTTCCATATTCGGCTCCACCAGCGTTCCGATCTCGCCCGTTTCCTCGTCCTCAATCCGCTGGATGGTCACAAAGCCGTTGTACGAAAGAAAGGTTTCCGACTGCTCTTCCGTCAGTTCGATGGCCCCGCGGAACGGCGTGCTCTGGAAGTTGGAATACCCGCCGTCCGCGTTCTTTTTTGGGTTCAAATAATACATGCTGTCCCTCCTTTAGCCGATGGCGAAATATCGGTATTCAACACCGGAGCCGTTCATCTGTGCGCTAACATCTGCGGGCGAATACCAGCGCATGTCTGTTCCATTGGGGGGAAGAACGGTGATAGGGTATGTATAATACCACTGGCCATTCGATCCCGCCGGTTTGTAGCTGAATCCCATATCTTTACCTAACCATGCGATTGCATTCGGGGCATTTCCACCGCTATGTGCCCAAAAAATGAGAATCAGCTGCGGTACAAAATCAAGCGTCAGCGTATTGGGATTGTCACTCCCATACTTCCCGGTTCCGGTATAGCTGCCCGTGGCGATCTTTGTGCCGCCCAGCAGGTTGTCCAGCCCGAACGGTTGTCCCAGGTATTGATATTCATAGCCCCCCGAAATACCGCTGTCCGGGTATGCGCCGCGGTCGTTCGACTGCAGATATTCCCAATCGCCTATTTCTGTTGCTATAGAAGTTGCCTTGGTTTGGATAGTGACTTTATACATTTTCCCAGAACTGGAACCGCTGTAGTCGCGGGAGCTTCTTGTTGCCTGTGTCCCCGGTTCTACATACCGTATCTCGTCATGTACCGGATTCTTAAAATATTTCCCGGCCAGCACATTTGCATTTGTGTATTTACTGTAGCTAACGTCCACCGTAGTAGGATGATCCAGTTCAATCCTATTGGTTGCCGCGTCTACATGCGCACTTTCCGAATATGAAATGGTAACGCCTGCGGTCGTTGACGGTTGGTCACTCAAATCGACCGCAGCATAGGAATTGGCAATCTCGATTTCTTGCAAAATGGTTCTTCTTTTCCACCAATGTTGCGTATAGCGATCCAGCATCGTGCCTCCCGGCATCCGCACGCATTCCGCCAGCGTCTGCGGGAACTGCACGCGCCCGCCTTTGCTCAGCAGGGCAATGTCAAAGGGCGTCGGCGCCGCCGGGAAATCCGCCGCCGCTTTGGTGTACGTCCATGTCCGCGTCACGCTCACCCCGGAGCACTCCGCTTGGATCACCGCCGTTCCGCCGCCCGTGGGCAGATCCATAACAGAAATCCGCTGCTGGGCGCCGCTCACCGGCTGGAACGTCCGCAGCACGGTTCCGTTGACCGTCTCCGTCACCGTAATCGGCTCGCTGGTGCTCGTCATGGCGGTATACACAATATCCCCCGTCAGTGTCCCCAGATCGCCGTCCTCTCCGCTGATGGTGCAGGTGGATGCCGGGACAACGGCAACCGCAGCGCTGGTGGCATAGTCGCCGTAGACACCGGAAACACCGGCCTTGACGCGGTACTGCACCGTGCTCCATGTTCCTGCTGTGTCGGTATGGCTCAGCTCCGCGCCGGAATAGACCTGCGTCCATGCCCCGCTGTCCGCGCTGCGCTCCAAAACGTAGGAATCCGCGCCATCGGCTGCCGTCCAGCTGACGGGCAGCGTATTGCCCTGCATGGTTGTATCGGGAACTGCGATGCTATCCGGAGCCAGAGGCGGCGCTATGATAACGCCATCGTCAGAAACAGTAAGCGTACTCGGAAGCTGAAATACCGGCCTCGCAGGAAACGCATACGTTACATCCGCCTCATAGGCAGTACTAATATCCTTCGCGCATCTCCACGCAGAAGTTGTTAAATTATATCGTGGGGAGCGCGTCCATTCGTTTTCGCGCGTACTCAGCAACTCGTCCGCAATAGGTAGAATCTCCCCTTCGGTCATCATCCTGTCCGCACTAATACCGTATTCCGTCCCGGATAGTATAAATATATCGCGGCTAAGTGGAACAGTCTTTCTGCTGCCATTTCCTTCCGTATAATAAAATTGTGTTTCCGTAATCTGCGCTTGAATCGATGGATCTAATTTATTCTTATAATCATTGTTCATCCATCGGTCTATCGTACTATCTGCATAGGCGTTTTCCCGAATATTGTTCCATACAATATCTGTCGGCCAGGGTTCCGCCCGCGCAAGCAGAGTTCTGCCAGTACCGTTCAAGCCGCTTTCGTAGTCATGCTTTGCAACATAAAAATCCACCAGTGCGCCGCTCTCTTTCAACTTCACAATGGCTTTTTCAGCCACCGCACTCAATAATTTCGCCATCTTTCATCCCCCCTCAGTTGTAGGCTCGCAGCGCCCGGGCGCTGACCATACTGCCCTGCACTGCACTCACCGCAGCGCGGATATCCGCATGGGCCTGCGCGCTGGTATTGTGCGCCGCCACCGCCGCAGCCGCCGTGCCGGATGGATCGTAGTCCATTGCGGGCAGCTGCGCAGACGGAACCTTTCCGGCTCCATCCAGCGTGGCTACCCCGCCGGCCGCCCCCTTTTCGCTGGCAGGAATCGCACCTATATCGCCCGGCGTGAGATCTCCCACATCTTCGGACGTCGCCAAGCCTTCAAAAGCATCGCTGATCGTGTTGACGGCCTCCTGCGCGGCGTTGACCTGCTCCATAAGGTAGTTATAGCCATGCTGCCGGCTCAGGCCCACCTCTGCGCCCGTGGGGGCTACCGTCTGCCCAGTCTGCCATGCCTCCGGCAGATCCGCGGGCAATGGGGTTGTGATCGGTTTAGTTGCCACTGTTTACCACTCCTTCCGCAACGGGAATCATATGTTTCATAATCGTGCTCCCGGATACCGGCACATACACGGCGGAAGCGGTCAGCACATTCCCGTCCGCATCCAGCAGTTCAGCAGACGTAATGGCTTCCGTCTGGCTCTGCGCCACGGTATACGTCACTTCCAGCGTGCTCCCGTTCACGGTTTTGGTCAGCCCCGTGATGGAAATCGTGCCGTTGATCCGGGCGCTGGCGATGTCGCCGGAGACAAAGCTCGCCGTATCCTGCAAAAGGGCAGGCTGAATGGATGGCGTTTCTGGCATTTTAATCACTCCCTGACTTTCTTCCGCCGCAAAGGGCAGCACGCCAATCCCCCATGCGCCAAGTTGATAGTTGTAAATCCGCTGGGACAGCTCGATGGTTTCGCTCAAAAGGAGACCCGTGCGCACATAGGGCGTGTTTACATAGACAATATGCGCCGGTTTCGTACGGTTTATGGTGTAGGCCACCTCGGCTGCATACTGCTGGTTTTCCGCCGATGACTCGATATAAATGGTATAGTTCGGGTAATCCACCCGCACCGTCCATGCCCCCGCCCCGATCAGTTCATCCAGCTTTTGATACAGGAACCCCAGCGTAAACGGCGGGCGGGTGGAAACACGGTTCAGAACACGCACCCGGCGAAAGCCCAGGCTTTCCGTGTCCAAATTCGGAACAATGTCAAAAATCTGTTCCCACATGGAAACGGCGCCCTCATCCATCGTCTGGAAAAAGAAGTTGTCCGCCACTCCCGTAATCTCCGCCGCCAGCGCGTCAAACTGCACCTTTTCCGTCTGGCAGATCTCCTGATAGTCCAGAATCTCCCGATACCAGGGCGGCAGCAGCGCCAGAAGATCCCTGTCCAGTTCAAGCCGGTTCACTGAGCGTCACCGTCCCTTTCACGGGCACCTGCTGCGTCGTGCCGTTCTGCGTCAAAACCAGATCGTCTGTCCCGCCGTTGAGCTGCACATTCGTCGCGTTGACCACTCCGGCAACGCTCACGATCGCAGCGGTGATTCTGGACAAATACACATCCGCCGCATAAACAACCGCGGTATCGCTGGTGTTGGCCGCCCATCCCTGCCGCACGGTCAGAAGGTAGGCCTCAATGGCCGCCTCCACCGGCTGCTGCACCTGCCCGATGGAATACCCCGCCGCCAGCGTCACCGTGGCGGAAACATGGACCGTCAGGTTCGTGGGCGCAACGGCGGTCACCTTTGCCCCGATGGGCGCAAGGCCCAGCCCCAGCCCCTGATTGGGCGGCGGATCGATGGCGTTCTGGACGTTTCCCACCAGTTCCGAAGACGCCGGGAGAAAATCCGCCCCCAGTACGGACAGCTTCACCGTGCCGCCGCCGTTCCACGTCGGATACACCTGCACCGCGCCCACGCCGTCAATGGCCAGCACAGCGGCCCGGTAGCTGGCAATATTCCCGCCGAAAGGCCGTTCATTCAGCGCAGTAATCAGGCGCTGCCGCAGCTCATCGTCGGTTTCTTCATCATCGCCCGGCACCAGAATATCGGTAATCTGTGCAGAGGTCAGGCCGGGAATGGTGGTAATCGGCAGAATCGGCCCGGTGTACTCGTTCCCAATTACCCCCGGCGTTTCCGCGCGCAGCTGGTACTGGTTGGCCGCCGCCGCGGAAGCCGTGACCACAAAATTGATGGAATCCGCGCCGTTGACGGTGGAAAACCGGCTTCCAACGGGCGCCGCCGTGTTAAACACACCCAGCCGCACCGCCGCGCTGGCCGGATACCGGCTCAGCCCTGCAATCACCGCCAGATTATCCAGCGACTGCCCCGCCGCCGTCTGGATAAACGCCTGCCGCTGCACCTGATTGAGCGTCAGATAGAACCCTTCCAGAACGTAGGCCGCAGGCCCCAGCGCCGTCGGAATGGGCGACGTGTCCCGCTTGTCATAGGTATCCGGGATCCTCCCCAGCATCGTCTGCAGGATATTCTGATAGGTTTCCTGCGTAAAATCGATCATGTACTCACCTCACAAATAAAAAAATCCCCGCCACCTCATATTGAGATAGCGGGGTATTAGGTTATGCAGTTTCAGCCTGCAGCAGATCGCGCAGCACCGGAATCACGGTTTCATAATATCGGAAGCACGGGACTTCCTTATTAATTTTCGGAGCCTTGTCCTTGAACCATTGCCCGTATTGATCCGTTTTCAGGTGGTTCCGGTTGGCAAGGTTTCCCACTTTGTTGGCCGAAATGCCCAGCAGTTCACCGATCTGTGCGGCGCTGTATGTCTTTGCCTCCAGTTTCGGAAGGGGCAGAAGATAGTCCCCGGTCAGTTCCTTTGTAGCGTGGGCGTTCAGCACCTGCTCATACGTAGTGCCGTGATACTGTTTTGCAAGCTGGGTCAGGATTCGTGCCGCCTGTACCCTCGCGTTGCTTCTGCGGGTTTCTGCCATCATCTGCTGGTAGTCCGTCATGGGCTTTGCAGTGTAGCGTCCAGTCTTGCGGATGCTGGGAAGCACCTCGCTTGTTACCCATCGGCGGAACTTCTTCGCGCCGGGTAGCTTGCTGGAGAGCACCAGGGAGTACAGGCCGCTTTCGTTGATGATGGTCATAGTCCTATTTTGGGTACCATCATAAATCGAGATGCTTTTTCTATCTTCCTCATCAACATGACGGTTAATATCTCGACTACCATTTTGGTACCCCAGGGCTTGTGCAGCATCTAAACCCACCAGCCACGGCTCTCCGCCTACTTCCACAGTACGAATCTCCCCGAACTCGGGATTGTTAAAAACCATCAGTTCGTTCATGCAGTGGCCTCCTTTCCAACGACCGGGGTCATAGCAATAGCAACTTCGATGTACTGCTTGACTTTATCCCCATCTTTATAGGCTGTAAATGTCACATCATCAACTTCGTATCTACCAAATGCGATCATGTCAATATTGTCTTGCGGGTCAAAGTCTTTAAGTGAACCATTCCACGCAAGTTTCATTTCATCTCGCCCGCACTTAATGACGCTTACAATGTCCTTTACTGTCATGAAAAAACCTCTTTTCTCTTGAATTGAGAGGCCCCATCGTGGTATAGTAGATTTACCAGATGGGAAACCTCTGGGAATGTAGAGTGTTGGTATGCTTGTCAGGGCCGCCAACACTCTATTTTTCTTTGACCTTCTCATAGACCTCTCGAATACCCTGACGAATCACATCTGTTTTGCTCATTCCTGTTTTCTGACAACAGATTTCCAGCAATCTGACATCTTCATCGGACATTCTTATTCTTGTATCATGCCTTTTAGGGTCTGAGGTAGGTCTGCCTGTTCGTGGAGACATTTTCATCACCTCTTTTGTGTAACCACAATTCATATTATACATACGGTTACACAGAAGTCAAGTGTTTTTTGCGACTTTTTGATCTCCTTTTTTATTGAATGAGAGGTTCCGGCGTGGTATGATGAATTTACCATTAGGATCCCTCTTGGTGTTTGAAGTAGTCCGTAACTTTCCACGGTGGCGGGCTACTTCTATTTTTTGTCCAATTTTTCCTTGAAGAATTTCGCTCTCATTGAACCTGCTTATAAAATATCATATACATCGGACTCAATGCAATACATCAGCCTGTGCCCGGAATTCTGTATTGACAAGGCCTTTTATGTATGTAGCTACAGCTACAATCAAGTAAAAACAAGCTGAGACAAAAAAATGAAATTTTATACGAAACAAAAGACATAAATATTCGCAAAAAAATGAAATGAAAAAAATTTTTTCTACATTTTGACGAAAGGACTGCAGAAATTTTCCGCTATCTCAATATGAAGTTTTCAAGGTGCAATAGGATACTTAGGTGACATTCACCTCCACACCGGTTTCCATCTCTCCGTACACGGTATTCACCGTCAGGGACGCGCTCAGCGTATTCCCGCTGACGCTGTATGTAAAATCGGAAATACCGCGCACGCGCTCATCCATCAAAAGCGCTTCTGTCATCCTCCGCTGCAGCTCCGAGGCCACATAGCCGGGATCCTGTCCGATCAGGCCGTCCCACTGCATCCCGGAATAAGGCCGGTAGATCTGCCAGCGGAAGCGCTCCACGTTCAGGATGATGTCCACCGCCTGCCGCACTGCGGCCTGCCCATTGGTTTCGCCCTGAATCCGGTTGGTTGTCTTGTTGATGTTCCACGTTCGGGACGGCTGCTGTTCACTGCTCAGCCCATAGATGTCCAGCCCCTCCGGAAGCGTCGGCATACGATCACCCCTCAAATACCCGTGATAAAATAATAAATTTTTGTCCTTTTTGCACTTTTAAGAGCAGGACCCGATCCCCCACGGCCAGCGCGCGGTTCAAAATGATGTACCCGTTTTCCACCGGCAGCGGCTTCCCGTTTTCATAGCAGCGGACAGGCTGCAGCATTTCGCCCGTCGCACAGGACGCGCCCAGATCGTCTCCCACGGCCCCGCCATGATTGTGCCGCAGCGTCCCGGCCGGGATCGTGTGGCTGTGCGTCAGGATGGGGATTTTCTTTTCCACCACACTTTCCGTCAAATAAAGCACTTCCTGCCGCAGCGGCGCCATTGCGGTGTTGATCGTGATTGCAAGCGGATGCACCGCATCCACCGTGCCGACGCACAGGTCGGTGGGCTGCATGGCCGCCTGGCTCTGCTGCATCATCTGCTGTAATACGTCCTTGAGTTCCATAAGCACCTCAAATCGGCATGGTTTCCACGTCCATTGTGTGTACGCTGTTTTTCCATGTGTGTTCCACCTTTTCCAGCAGCACATACTGGTCGAGGTTGATATCGCCGAGGCCGGGGACGCGCATATAAACCATCTGCCCGGCCCGCAGCCCCGGAACGCCCAGTGCGGAAAAACGCAGCGTCCGCATGCGCCGGTTGTAATACGTCAGGGACGCTTCCGCCTGCGCTTTCATCTGCGCATCGTTCACATCGCCGTCCACCGTCTGTTTCAGCTGCAACGGCCCCCATTGGGCAATGTTCCCGGAGTGCTGCACAATCACAACGTCCGCGCGCCCGGTCTCTTCATTGGGGCGCGTCAGCTTCACGCTGTTGTAGGTCTGCTCGTCGATATCCGTTTTGTACGTGTAGTCCGTCAAAAGGGACTTTTCCCCAATCATCACATTGGAGATCATATCCTCCGGTTTCCGCAGCGCCAGCCCGGTTCCATCGTCATAAAACACATAGATATCGCCTGTGTTCAGCAGGGTCTGCTGCAGCGCCCCTTCGATGATATCCAGGCACGTCTGATCCTCTTCGATCAGGGACGGGATCGCATAGCCAGTGTCCGCCAGATTCCCTGTGGTAAGCTGGAAATCTTCTGCGATCTGCCTGATGATGTCCCCGGCCTTCTGCGCATAAAAGGCATAGGAGGCATTGGCCTTGAGATACCGCAGCCGGTCGTAGCAGGTCACTTCGATCACACCCCAGCGGTCTTTGCTCTTGGTGAACACCCAGCCGTAAAACTGTAATTGACCATCCACCGAAAACCGCACGATATCGCCCTCGACAAATCCGATGTCCCCGGCCTTGTTCAGCGTAAAGCGGAACGTACCCGGGCTTCCGGTGCGGTTTGTCGTCCATTGCGCGCTCTGGGTGCAGTTGGACACTTCCCAGATCTTCCCGCCAGCCTTGTTGGCAATCAGCAGCTCCGTGGTCATGTGCTGCTCACCACCTGCAGAGCGTCTTTTTTCATCCAGCCCAGCGCGCCGCCGGACTCCGTGGTCACATGGATGGGATAAGCTCTGGTTGCATCCACGATCCGGGACACTACCACGCGCCGCCCTTTCCCGTTCCCGTGGGGTTCGTCCCCATAAGAAGTGTAATAATACGGCCCGTTTGCCGTGCACAGGCTGCCCACCACAAGCTGCCCCGCCGGAATATCCCGCGCCGGTTCCACAGACGCCGCGGGCGCTGTATTGGCCGCCTGCTGCACCTGTATCGTCCTGGGGGTATAATCCCGGTATTCCGTCAGGGTCAGATCATAGTAGAAGTCGCCGGTTTCCCCGCCGCGCTCTTCCGTGTTGAATTGCGTCACCAGCGCCGAAAAACCGGAATCCCCGGTCATAAACGGCTCGCCGTCTTCATAGTAGCGGACCGGAGTATAAAGGACCGGCGCCTTATCGTTCATGGCGCTCTCGAAAAACCGGATATAAAACTCCGGCGTTTTGAATTCGTTCGGCGTCAGAATACCGGAAAAAGGCCGTCCGGGGAAAAAGCTGGAAATGGTGACCACCCGCTGCTTCGGCGTGCGCGGCACCATGATCGGGCCAATCCCCAGCACGTTGTAATCCCCGTTGTCGTTGTCCCGCGCCACAGGCAATTTCTCCGGATTGACCGGAAGGCGGATCACAGTCCCATCCCGGGTAAAAAACAGCCCGAAATTGTTTCCCATGTTCCGCCTCCTTTATGCCCGCGCCGTGCTCCGGACAGAGCCGGACGCTACCTGTTCGATTAAAATATCCCGAATGGCATCGGCCAGATTCTGCCGGTCTGCCGCCGTGTTTCCGGTGTTCTGGCCGTTGATGGTAATCACCGGCGTCTGGTTGGTCAGGTTGATATGGTTCACATAGCGCCGCTCCGCGACGTCTACCAGAGATCTGATATCTTCTTCGCTCATATTCACGGCCTTGTTGATGTCGGACACGCCCTTTGCGATCTTCCCGACATCACCGGCCATGCCGGAAGCGTCAATGCCTGCGGGGCTGCTCAGGCCGGCCCCGCCGCTAAACCAGCTTGCCGCTTTTCCTTCAAGGTCCCTGCCGAAGTTGTACCCGGACTGGTACGCCGCGGAATAGTCCTGATACTCCAGCGGCTTGATAAACTCCTTGTAAGAGCCTGCCGCGATGGCAGCCTCCCGGTTGGCGCTCATCGTTCCATAAAGATTGTCGATCGCGGACGTAATATTTACCTTCACGCCGGGGATCTCGTTGATCAGATCCTCGATCCCCTGCGCCATTTTCTGAATATAGCCCAAAACGGTCAGCGCCATATCGTAAAACAGCACCTTTACCGCAGTCACCGGGTCATTGAATACGTTCCCGATGAAATTGGCAACTGCCGCGAAATAGTTCTGAATCGGGACAATGACGCTGTTATAGCAGAACGCCGCCAGTATCGCCAGCACACCAGCAATAACGCCCGTCGCCGACACGCTCGCATCCGCGAATTTGTTGAACGCCGCCACGCCCACATAAATGGCCGCCACCAGCGCCACGATCAGGATAATAACCCATGTGATCGGGTTTGCCAGCATAGTAGTATTCCATGCCGCCTGCGCCGCCGTGGCTACTATCGTCTGCCGGGTAAGCGCAGCATATGCAAATTTCAGGAGAGCAACCGCCGTCGAATAAACACCCGTTGCCGCAGCAGCAATCTTCGTCGAGTGCGCTGCGATCTGGAACACCGCAAACGCTGCACCGAGGCCCAGCACCAGCGGCCCGATGATCTGTATGTTGTTCGCCAGAATGTTGATTCCCGTTAAAACCGGGTTCAGCGCCCGGATGGCGATATTCTGCGCCATCGTCCACACCTGCGCCCAGGTCAGGGGCATTTCTCTAAACTTCGCATCAATCTCCCCAGCAGATCCAAGCACGGCGTTTTTCACAATTTCTGCCGAAATCAGCCCCTGCGAAGCAAGGTCGCGCACTTCGCCCTGTGACACACCCATATAGTCTGCTATGGTCTTTCCGATCATAGGCGCCTGCTCCAGAACAGAACGCAGTTCGTCGCCCTGCAGCCGGTTTGATGCAATGCCCTGCGTCAGCTGATACATGGCGTTGGCCGCCTCCGTTGTGGATGCGCCGGACAGAAGCATCTGTTTGTTAAATGTCTCAGCAAACTTTACAGCGTCATCAATCGAGCCAAATGCGTTTCCAGCGTTCATGCCAAGCTTTGCCACTGTGGCTGCCATATCGGTAAAGGAACTACGGCTCCGCATGGCTGCCGCATAAATCTTGTTGGTCGCTTCCGCCGCGCCCTCTGCGCTTCCCGTGAGCAGTTCCAGCTTTGCCTTTGACATTGCAATCTGATCCGACCAGCCGAACAGTGTCCGGATGCCCTGCAGGCCTACGAAAGCGCCCGCAAGATTACGCAGTGTTCCTGTAAACGTGCGCGAGGTTTTCTCTGCGCTTTTCTGGCTTTGCTCAAACTCCCTTGTTGCCCTTGCCGCATCTCGCGCCTGCTGAGCTACCAGGCGTTCTGCCACCAGTTCTTTTTGAAGTTGTGCTGTTTGCGTTTTAATCTCTGCCGCAGAAGCTCTCGCTGCGGCTGCCTGTTCTCTATGCATTGCTGCAGATGTGCTCAGCTGTGCTGTTTGTGCTCTGCTCTCTGCCGCAGCTTTACGCGCCGCAGCCGCCTGTTCCCTATGCATTGCTGCAGCAGTACGTAGCTGTGCTGCCTGCGCACTACTCGCTGCCGCCTCCGCTCTGCTGGACGCAGCAGCTACACGGTAAGCCGCAGATAATGCGCGCGCTTCTACCACAACCGCACTTGCTGCTGCTTTGTTTGCCTTCAAAGAAGATGTACTGTCCTCTGCCATTTTTATAAATTTGGCGAAGGTATTTGAAAACGCATCCTGCAGGATAAAGGTTTCTTTTATCGCGCCCAATCGGCTCACCTCCGTTTCAGTTTCTCTTCCGCTTCTCTCTGGTCATTTATGGCTTTAAGCGCAAACTGCGTCACCAGCAGTTTTTCCCCATAGGGAAGCCGGTCATATTGGGACGGGGGCCAGCCGAGATTGACAAAGCAGTAATACGCCGTCAGCATCTCCGCATCCCAGCGGCCCCCGTGGATCAGTTTTTTGCTTCATCCTCCAGATTCTCAAAGCCGGACAGCTCCTTGATGGCCTGCAGCAGCTTGGAATACTCCCCGGAAAAGAGCATCTTGCCCGGCACCAGAAGAGGGTCCATCACGCCGAACCCCTCGCACAGTTCCCTGCTGGAAAAGTCCGGCTCCACCGTGGCGGCCACCACAAGACGGCGGCAGAAATCAACGCTGTCAAACCATTCCGTGCTCTGCCCGTTCTCCTTGATCCGGCGGGTGGATTTTCTGGTGATGGCGTCGTTTTCCTCCTGCGTCAGCGACCGGATCCGGAACGGGACGATCGCGCCATCCTCATCCAGAAAGCGGTTGGAAATAATAACCTCTTTTTCTTCCTGCGTCGAAACAGGATGCAGAAATACCGAAAGTTTGCTCATAAGCTTCCTCCTGTCAGTTGCCCAGCTGCGCCGGGTCGTTGAATGCCTGCAGCCGCGCCACGCGGGTGTATGCAAAGTTAAAATCATAGTTCAGCATGGCTTCCTCATCGTTCAAAATGGAAAGGGGGATCGTGCCGGTCAGGGTGCAGCCGTAATAGGCCATGCTCTGGGCGCCGATGCTGGTGGTCGGGTCGTTGTTGGTGATCTGCAGGTCGAATTCCGGCATGACGCCGGTCTGGATGTACTGCAGCACCATGTCCGTCCACACGTTGGTGCCGTAGTAGATGTTGCCCGTGCCGGTCAGCTTTGCGCCGTTGTTCTTGTTCTGGATGGTGCGCGTGCCGATCACCCGCATGTCATTGCTCTGGATCTCTGCATTGGTGGTGATATTGCGCATGCAGGCCACCTCCATGTTCCTGCCGTCAATGGTGAGAAAAATCTTCCCCTCCGCGCCGTTGACGGTGTCTTTTGCCAGTAAATAACTCATATCCGCACCTCCTGATCAGGACACTTCCAGGGTGATGTAGATCTTCTCGACCGAATCCACCACGGAAATGGCGATATGGACCGCAATTGCATCCATGGATTCGCCCGCCAGCACTTCCACATCCTCCGCGTCGAACTTCTGGATGCCGTTATTGGCCTGAATGTCCAGAAGATAGCCGACGATCGCAGCCTTGAACTGCGCCCGCCCGGCCTCGTTGTTGTTCACAACGCCAATGTAGTTGGCGCTGAACTGCCGGTAAATATCGTTTGCGATGGTATTGCACAGCCGCATCACGCGGTTTTTGCGGAATACTTCGCCGATATCCTCCGTAAAGGTAACCAGAGAGTTGATATCCTGCTCCACTTTTACCACGCCGTCATCTGCGAACAGGACAAACTTACCCGCGCGCAGCGCTTCCTCATAGCCGGAACTGGTCAGCAGCGGCGACGCCTTCACCGCGCCGGGGTAGGACGCGTAGGTCAGGCTTTCGTTGTACTTTGCACCGGCCAGTGCTCCGCCGGCCCACCACGTCGCCTGCGCCGCCGTAAGCTCCGTCCCGTCCGCCAATGTGACGCCGCTGCCCACATTGACCACAAACCGGCTGTCCGGATTGCTCAGGCCGGATGCAACCAGCTGCGAATAGACGCCCGCCTCGTCCGCAATGCGCCGGATAAACGCCATCATGGCGGACTGTACGGTGCTTTCCGCGCCGTCGTAGATCATCACATCAAACGCATACGGCTCGATCGCGCTCAGATAGGCGCTGTACGCCGCGCTCTGCACCGTCCCGTCAAGCCCTCCGGTCAGGGCCGCGCCGGTGGTCGCCGTCAGCGCGCCGGTGCCGGAGAACGTAACCCATCCGTTGCCCGCCAGCGTGTCCGCCGTTTTTGCCGTCTGCTGATCCACAATCTCACCGCCTACCACCGTGGAAACGGTGAAGGTGTCTTCCGGTTCAGTCAGCTCTGTAACGACAATGGAAATGTCGTTGCCCCGCACGCCGGGGTATTTTGCGGTCGCGGTCAATGCGCCCGATTTGATGGTAGCCTGCGCGCTTCCCGATGCACTGGGCCGGTACAGCAGGACTTTGCTGGGCGCCGCCGTCCGGTTTGTGCCCTTGAAGATCTCATTCAGGAACCGGTTCTGCGGCGCGGTTATGCCGTACCCGGTATAGGGCGTCATATCCGCTCCCGCTTCAATCTCCATCACCTGTGCCACAGGCCCCCAGCTCATGGGTTCACAGATGGTCACAGTGCCGCGCTCCCCTACATTCAGGCCGGCGCCCGCCGTGGATTTGAAGCGGATATACACGCCGGGTCTGATTTTGTTTTGCGATGTGAAGGTTCCACCCGCCACGCTCGATCACTCCTTTTCAAAAAACGCCTTGACGGCCTTCTCCGCCTCGGCCATTGTGTATTCTTCTTTTCGCAGGACGACCGAAAGGAAGTCCTTCTGATACTTTGCAAAACGCCTGTCCTGCAGCAGCGCTTCACGCCTGTATTTCTTGCCCATTGGCAACCTCCTCACTGTAAATCATGCTCTGCATGGGGATAAACGGCTCCGGCAGCGTCACGCGCTCGCGCAGCTCGAATTTATAATGCATGGCGTCCAGATCAATGTTCCATTCCCGTTCATAGGTGCGCAGAAGCACCGTCCCTGCGTTGGAACCGTCGCTGTACGGGAACGTCTCCATAACCAGATCCAGCGCTTCCGCCGCTGTCTGATACAGCCGCTGCAGATTTGGGAGGTTGTAATCCTCCAGATAGGTGAGATCCAGCCCGATGCGCCGCAGCCAGTATCCGCCGGTTTCGTGCTCCAGGAAGCTGAACCGCTGCTGCAGGAACATCATGGGCGGTTTGCTCCCCTGCTGGTTCGGGTCTTCGTACATGGTCACGCCGGGCAGAACGGCAGCAAGATAATCCGCCAAAGACGCTGCGATCGTAGAAACCGTAAAGTTCATTTCAGCCGCCTCTGTATTTCTTTGTCCAGTTCATCCAGCAGCACCTCCTGATAAGCTTTCTTTGCCTTGTCCACCATGAATTCACCCTTGACATATCTGGTTTTCGTGCCCACGACAATGCCCACTTTGGCGCTCGGATCATATTCCAGAAGCCCGGATTCCGGATTGATATACAGCCCCGGTACGAAATGGCGTTTCATCCGGTGCCCGTCGTTGACATAGGACGCATACTCTTTGTCGTTTGCCAGCACGGTTACAAACTGTTGCCCATGAATCTCCGGCTCCGTCCTGCTGTCCGAATCCCAGTGCGCTTTCAGCTCCCCGGTCATGGTATTTGTCCCGATATACGGCCCGCGGCCGGTTCCTTTCTTGGGGGGCGTAGCGTCTGCTGCGGCCTGCACTGCCTTCTTTGTGGCCTGTTTCTGCGCCTGATACAGCACCGTTTCGAGATCGGCCTGCACCCGTTTCAGCTGCTGCAGCCTTTGCTGCAAATTCACCGTGCCGCTCATGTCACGCGTTCCTCCTGCAGCAGCCGGATCTCCTGATGGGCAAGCCCCGGGAGAATCGCCCCGAACGGCTCGTAATAAAGATTCGGGTCGGAAGCAAACGCCCGGATAACCGGCCCGCTTTTGCCCAATGCGCCGCCGCGCGTAATCTTCAATTCATCCCCGGAACGTACATCGACTGAAAGATCACAGGCCAGATGGTCGCTCTCTTTCACATTAGCCGCCGTCTGTGTCATGTGAATGGGCCTGTTGTCGCTCTGATAGATGCGGCAGGGGATGCCGGCGGCGATTTGTACGCGCTCCTGACGGGTGAGCTTCCCGTCCATGATGTCCTGCGTCCGATAAATCTCCATCGTGTCGGTGTACCAGTCTGAAAAGTTCATGCCGCGCCTCCTAAATCACATAGCTCCCGGCCATCCCGATCAGCTTCGCCCGGTTGGCCAGAATTTGCCCATAGGTGGTGGAATTCAGGTCGCCCCAGCTCTCCGTCCCGGCGGTCAGCGCCGATGTGTCGTACTCAACCGACGCATCGCCCAGCTTTGCCGATTTTGCCACGCCAACCAGCGCCCCGGAGGCCGCTGCCGCGGCCGGCGTCTCGTTGCTGCCCGCGTATCCTCTCAGCGACAGTGTGGCATAGTGCGCCACGTAAAGGCCTGCCGCATACCGCCAGCTTTCGAGCCACTTATCCGGCTGGATGCTCACGTTTGCCATATGAACGATCTGTTCCAGCATGGGGAGGCTTCCGAGGAAGTAGCCCTCTCCATTGAAAAATTGGGGGTAATCCATGCGAAATTCCTCCACCGTGTAGTTTCCAACACCGTGCCCGATGTTTGCCGCGGCGCACCGAACTCCAAAAAACTGCGGTTTGCCCCAGTAAAACATTGCAATCTCTCCTTGTATTCTTTTTGGGGTTCGCTATAATAAACTTGTCTCCATCAGAACGGTGGAGTGGATTGAAATTACTCCTCAGTTACTTCCCTGCCGCGGCGTGTTTTTACCTTCTTCTCCGCCGCAGCCTGCTCTTCCCTGTCGGAAGTGCCGGAGGGGACGACCTTGCCGTCCGCCACCAGCGCCCGAAAATAGTCGGTCTTTGCCGCCCAGTCCGGGATATCGGCCATCATGTCCCGCGCCAGCCGAACAACAGAAGATCCGTCCGGGGCGGGAAGAATGAGGTTTCGCTTGCTCAATACAAACATGGCCGCACCTCAGATCTTGTCCATATACAGGATGGACGTGGGATAGAACAGCTGCACTTCGGAGATGTTTGCCATATACGCCGTGTCGTAGCAGACATTTTCCACGTTGGGCTGGGACATGATCCGGGACAGAGGCACCAGCTCGTCCTCTTTCACAAACCGCTCGTGATTGACATATACCACCATGCGGTCACTGGAACCGGTGCCAGCGCCCTTGCACCAGGCAGTCGCGCCAATGAACAGATCTCCGCCGTTTTTCGCCGCCACGTTGTTCTTCATCAGGAAATCATAAATCGTCTCCGTGGCCAGGTCGGTAACCTTCGTGGTCATAATGTAGTTGTACTGCTCATAGGGCAGCAGAATGTGGTTCGGGATGGCGCTCAGATCATAGCCGTTGGCTGCCCACACAGTCAGAAGCGCGGTGTTGACGTCGCTCAGAATCTGATCCGGGGTCTTGGTGCTCCAGGCAGTGCCGGAAGATGTCCCGGTGGCGGCGGCAGTGGTTTCCGTGGCGTCAGGATGGTTCACAAGGCCGGTGGTCTTGTATTCCTCCACGCCCACATAGGTGTTCTGATCCATGTGCTTGTCATAGGCCATGCGGACGCCGTCCTGCAGCAGATTGTCCAGAGACCGCCCGATGTAGTTCGCCCGCTGCATATCCTGCCACATGACCCGCAGGGCCGCTGCAAAGGTGTGCGCCTTGAACACGCCCTTATCGACGGACGCCTGCACGACAGGAATCCCGTTGGAGCCTCCGGCCGTTACAGGAGAAGCTCCGGCGCCGCCGGTCAGGCCGTAGGCAACGGACATGGCGGACACATAATCCACCCAGCCGCCGCCGGACTGAATCACAATATCGCGGGGATACGTAACGCTGGTCAGGGGCTTGCGGATCATGGGATCCCGCTTTTCCAGTTCAGATACCAGGAACGCGCCGCCGGTCTGAATGCCGCCGGCGTCCATCGTGGGAACGGCGGTCATCGCGCCGCCGGCAGAAGCAGTGAACACTCCTGCGTTCGTTGTGCCAACATTGGTAAAACTCATTTCTTACTCCCTCCTTCTCAGACGTTCGCACGGGTCAGGATAACCAGCTCTGCCACGCCGTCCGCGTCAGCGCTTCCGCCCCACTGGCAGTTGCCCAGCAGCTGCGTCTTTCCGCTGTCCGCTTCGGCCTCAAAGCCGCCCACCACACAGCCGGGATAGGTATCATTCACAGCAGTCCGCACATACACCGCGCCCCCCAGACTGGGGACAGAGCGCTGGCATCGGACATTGATGGAGCCGCGCTGAAACACACTGGCAGGTTCCCCTGCGGCATACTCTCCCACATTCTGATCCAGATAGGTCAGCGCGGTTTTGATCTCCTTGCCGGCAACGCCGATAAAATTGTTCGTGGAAGCAGTGCCAAACACCACCACGTTCTTATTCTCGTCATAGGTCAGAGCCATGCCGAAGGGGATCACGCCTCCTGCAGGCCGGGTATTGACAATCATGTCAGGCTGACGGGCATAGGAGCCTGCAAAGCCGTGAGGCATTTCCGTGCCCATCACCTGGGGATTCAGTCCAGTCATATTATTTCTCCTCCTTCTTTTTGTGGGGATTCCGGGCCGCATAGTTGGCTTCGGATTCTGCGCACATGGCGTCATATGTAGTCTTCTTTGTCTGTTCGGCAGCAGCCTTCGCGCTGTCCTGCGCGGCTCTTGCAATGTCGCCCATCACGTCCTTGCCGCGGACCGCAGTCAGCAGGGCATCGGTAACCTTTGCGCGGGTCTGTCTGTCCTCAATCGAGGCCACTGCGGGGCGTACCTTCTTCAAAAGCGCCACAGCGGCGTCTCTGGCCGCTCCGTCCATGCCGGCGCCGTTCTCCGCGGGGATGGTGATGGACCTGCCCTCTTCTCCCCCTGTCAGGCGCTTGATTTCCTCATCAAGGTCGTCCTCGTCATGAAGCCGGTGCTCTCCCTCGCCGCCGCGGCTCTTCGCTTCCAGCATGGAGAGAATGCGGTCCAGTTTGCTGCCCAGATCGTCGCCTTTCGGAGCGTGGACGGTCTGTTCATCCTTCGCAGGCTCGGCGGCAGGCTCTTCCTTCGCGGGCTCTGCATCCTGCGCCTTTCCGGCGGGTTCTGCATCCAGCGCGGTGGCCGTAGTCTCCACCATTTTGTCCAGCTCTTCCGGGCTGGCGTCCTTCGCCGCCATTCCAAAGGCGTGGAGGACAGACTTCCAGAATTCGTTCATGTGTTTGTTTCCACCTTTCTCCGCCTCCGGGGCGGTGTCTTGTATTGATACGGTCACCCCTGCACGTCCTCTCGGGACGATTGCCAGGTGGTTCCCACGTATCCCGGTTTGTTTGTACCCGTTCAGGTACGGTTCAAAGTTGCAGTTGTAGCCGCAAGAGACCTCTCTCAAAACGCCGTTTTCCACATCAGAAGCAAGGGAGGAATCTTTTATAATCAAATCTGCAACCGTGTTATCCCCAACATGGCGCACGTTTTCCAAATGCCCTTTGGAGTAAAATGCCTGGTTATCCGCGTTCAGCATTTCCGGGGGGTGCCCCCTAGTGACGTCCTTTCCTTCAAAGGAGGCCACGGCAGCCGGTAAAAACACATCTTCCGGCAGGCGGTAGACTGTGATTTCCCTGTCCGGGTCTCCGTCCAGGTTGAGTTCTCTGGCCAGATAAGTCTGTGTACCGGTTCGGTTGATCGGGACATCCCTGCACACGAGATATCCTTCTGGTGTTTTGTCAATATGTGGGCTAATCGTTGTCCCATAGTATGCAACCGGCATCACTCCACCCCCGGTACAAGTTCTTCCTGGCCGGCGCTTTGGCCGCTCACAGCCTCGGTCAAGAGGTCCCCGATTACGGCGATGTGGTCTAACTCGTCTGTCATGACCTCCAAAAGCTTCGGAATCGCGCTGTCGGGAGCCAACGCCATAACAGCCAGATATAAGCGGACTGTCTCGTTTTCCCCGGCTAGGGACCGTTTCAGCAGTTCGATATATTCTTCGTTGTAGTCCATGTGTTTCACCTCACAGGCAAATAAAAAAAGAGCCAACAGGATTTCTCCTGTCAGCTCCATTCAGCTCTTCCCGCCCATCAGTTAGGGCGTGGGTCTCATATTCATTTCAGGGCTTTTCTACTGATGGTCTGGGCCTTAATGTTCCCTTCCTTGTCCTTCAGCAGTTCCACCCGAAGCCCCTTTTCCAGAGCCTTTTCGATGGCGTCAATCAGCTCTTTGGTCATCCTCTGTCCTTCGTCAAAGCGGTAATGATCGCCTCACACATATCCCCAATCTCATTTGTCTCTTCAAAATCGGGGCCAGGCTTCCAGCCCCGCTCCATCAAGCAATCAGATACAGGTCCTTCGACAATTCCGTCGATCTCTTCCTTTGTATAATCACGATCTTCCACGCCAAGCGTTTCCAGAAACTCCATTTGTTCCTTTGTTACGGAAAGTCTCATTTTTTCCACCCCGTTGTTATGTTCCCGGTTTCTGTATTTATTACAGCAGCCGCCTTTCTCCCAATAAACTGCTGGCTTTTTCTGCCTTGAGCATCTGTTTTCATTTTACCGACGTCCACAGGGTTTTGCAATGCGTCCAAAGCACCCTCCGCAGTAAACCCACGGTTTATGGCTTGGTCTACCACATGGCGGGAGATCCCCGTGATCTCTATCCCCGTCGCTGTCCTCTGCCCAATCAATGGCTGAAAACTTAGACGCTTGTTCTCCCAGCGATATTCCCTCTGCCAGGCCTTGTAGTTTTCGTCGTTGCGCTTCTTGTGCTTTTCAAACGTCTGGTACGTCTTGGGAATTTTGTCCCCCAGCGTCATGCGGTACTGCTCCCATTGGCGGTAGTTCTGCAGCCAGTGCCGCCGGGCCGTCTCTTTCTTCCGATATGCTTCCACCTGCTTTTGTGTGCGCGGATCCCGGGTAAAAGGATTGTGCGCCGGGCTTGAAAAGTCTTTTATTCTTTGGATTTCCTCCGCCGAATGTCCCGCCGGCGTCCATGCGCTCAGGCTGTGCAGGCAGTTTGGATGGATATTCAGGTAGGTATTGCTCAAATCGTCTTTCCCGTTCGGATCAATTTTCCCAAAGGCAGCGGCCAGCGGCGGGAAATCCGGATCTGTTCCGTTCCTGGAATAAACCCGCCCTTCATACGGCGCGCACAGGGCGCAGGCCGTGCCGTGGCTGCTGATCCGGTACAGATCGTGTTCCGGGTCCGCGGTGAGCGCCGCCAGCACTTCCGCCTGCCGGGACGTAGTACGGGAGACCATAGAACAGTAGGTGTGCAAACTCCAATGCCGCCCGGCCCTGTCCACAAAAGCGGTAATACCCTCGCGCCTTAACGCCTCCACAAACTCCGGAAGCATCTTGTACGTTCCGGCCCCTCTGGCCTGCTGATAGGCCACCTGCTCCAATCCAACGCGCCGGTATACGTCCGGCTCTATGCGCCCGATCAGCGCGCTCTGCAGCGTAGCCACCACAGTGATCGATGCGTCGGCGATCTCTCCCATGAGATTCTGCACCAGCCTGTCCACCACCGCCGTCTGCTCCCCGGTCAGCACCGCTGCGTTCTGATATCCTGCAATATGCTTCTCCGGGCTCTCTCCCTGCACCTTCCGCGCTTCCGGATGATGGACATAAAACTGCCGTTCGATCATCTGCGGAACATACGCCCAGCAATCGGACTCCATCCCGCGGAGGATCGCCTGCACCCGTTCCAGCGCCGCCACAGCGTGGTAGTCCACCATCCCCTGGCTGCGCAGGCGTCCAATCTCGTTGATAATGTCCGTCTCGGCCTTCAGAAAGACGGCGATGAGTTTTTGCAGCTCCCGCTCATTCGATGCGCGGTTCAGCGTTGGCATTTAATCGTCCTCATCAAACAAGTCCGTCCCGTCATCACCCGGGAGCAATCCATCATGTCCAAACTGCATAAAATCCCAAAACGGGGCGTCTGGATGTGTGGTTCCATAGTCAATAATATCTTGCTCAAAGTGGTCTATTGTTGCGGCCATTACTAACAGATCAATAGCCTCTTGTGTAACAATGTCCTTCTTTTGCGTCCCTTGTCCAAGATACCGAGAGAGGAATGTTTTTAATCGTTCTTCCATTTCCGTTTTCCCCCATTACTTGATCGGGTAGCTGCTCAAAACAGCCATGCCGCCATACCCATCCGCCTCCACTTTGTAAATCCGCTTTGCGTCCCGAATATATCGAACTTCACCCGCACTTAAGCCAGGATACTGCGTTCCCAATGTTCCGCATAGTTTTGCGTACTTCTTTGCACCAATTTGGATTCCTTTATGAGACCTCTGCGGCGACGGCGCGTACTTCGTCTTTCTTATTTTACCACTTCCGCCGCCGCTGGTAAAGCGCCCGTTTGACGGATCGTGATGCGGATTGTAATCGGTCGCTGCCGCGTCCTGCGTGGCTCCCTCAAAAGGGGCGGATTTCTTTTCGCCCGGTTCCCTTTCGGGTGTTTCATAACCTAACCCCATCAGCGGGTCTCTGAGTGCTGTCAAATCCTGATAAGATTTCCCGGCCGCAGCGGAAATTTCCTGGTCCGAAATACTTCCGAACATGCCGGTTTCCTCTTCCAGCTTCTTTAATTCCTTCATCGCTGTGTCCGCCTGAAACAGGCCCGCCTGGAAGGTGTCCCGGATCGCCTGCGCCTTTTTCTGGGCGATTTCCGCCGTCTCGGTTGCCGTAGGCGTCCATAGCGGCGGGAAGATAACGTCCAGATCATCCGGAATAAAGCCCCATGCGCTCATTGCCAGCACAGGGAGAATCTTTTGCAGAACGGGGCGCACCTTCGCTTCCCTCTGGCTGTCCACATAATCATAGTAGTTCTTCAGATCGCTCTCTCCTGTGGCGTCCATCCCAGAAGGGGAGCGTCCGAACAGCTTTGTCATGGGGTAGTGCGACGCGCCGCACAGGTTCAGGCACATGCTCTCATAGATCTCTTCCAGCCCGGTGAAGGTGTATTGCGTGTTGGTGATCTTGTTCCCCTCTTCCACCAGCTGGGTTCCAAAATTGGAGCGCAGCACCGACTGTGCCTGCATCACGTTCCAAAAACGCCGCTGTGCCTGACTGGAACCGATGGAAAACAACTGCTCCAGGCCCTTTACTTCCATCGTGTTGATGTTCGCCTGAAAAGTCAGAGCAGCCATATTGGCGCTCACATTATCATGCGCCACTACATCTTTGTACAGCGCTTCGACTTCGGATTCTCCCCAGTACAGTTCTGCCACACGCTCCAAAAAGGGAAGATCCCGCCCGGTAAAGCGCACAAGGCGCGAGTGGTGTACGTTCGCCGCCGTGTTCCCCCGCGCATCCGTGATGGAATAGCTTTCCGGCACCGGTTCCCCGCCCTCGAAAACCAGATCCATGTTTGGGGTCACACCCTGCCAGCGGTCCAGAATGTACAGCCCCCTGAAACTGCCCGGATAGATCAGATCCGTGTCAAGCGGCCTGGAAAGATCCTCCTGCCCGTCGATCAGAATCAGGCCGGCCGCACCGCCGTACAGACGGCCCCATCTCAGTCCTTCGTTGATGCGGTCCCGGATGCAGGTATCACGTTCAACGCGGGACAGCGCCGATTGCATCTCCGGCGTGATATCGCCTTTCGGTTTATACCACTCCCGCAACATATCGTCTACCATGAGACCCACCACGTTCTGCACAACCCAATTATCTCTGTACAGGCTGTTGAGCAGTGCGTAATTGTCTGTCATGCGGGTCAGAGGATATTCTGTAGCCTCCAGAGGAGACTGAGACCCATACCCCAACCGGAACAGCGGATTGGCAAAAGCGTCCTGCACGCTGACCGCCTCAGTATTCACTTGCGCCCCTGATGGGCGGGATTTATTGCGTCTGGACACCTTCCAACCTCCAGTCCGGGAGATTATTCACAAAATACCTCAATGCATCCGCGGAGTGATCATTCTGCTTTACGGGCTTTTCCTCGCCCCGTTTCGCCGCCTTATCATCCCACAGGTAAGTCCCCATCTCGTCGATCAGGCCGGAACAGCGCTCATGGATGAGAATTTCCCGCCGGTTTAACAGTACGCCGGTTTTTCGTATCCCATCCAGAACGTCATTGTTTGCTTCCCGTACATATACGCCGCGCTGCCGGAGGGCTACGATAAAGGACGCAGCAGACGGGTCCACCAGAACAGTGGCCGGTACATCACCCATAAATACCAGAAAGTCATCTGCGTACTCCTGATCTGTTTTTTGCCGCCGCTCTTTCCTGCTGTCCCATCGGTATTCCCGATCCACCCGGATGTGTTCCCCGTCATCGTAGATATCCAGGAATACGCAGGGGTTCGTGGTTCCGTAGTCACATGCAATGTACCTCTGGCAGGCGTAGGGCAGGCTCGGGATATCCTCCCGGTATGTATTGGCCGTTGGATCAAACATATCGTAAATCAGTCCTTCGGACATCACCCACCGGCCCAAAACATAGCGCTCATAAAACACCCCGGAGTACATGGATCTGTATCGTTCTTTCGTTTCCTCATCCAGCCCTGGGTTATCGTCCATCAGGAAGTGCAGATGCAGGGCCTTGTGCTTCTCCGGCTGCAAGATCCATTCCTGACGGAACCAATGTTGCGGGTTTTCCGGGTTGCAATTAAACCACAGTTTGGCGCCCCTGACGGAACAACGGGCCAGCGCCTGTTCCACAAAGCTGCGCGGCATCAGCGCCACCTCGTCCAGCATAACACCCGCCAGCGTAATGCCCTGAATCAGGGTATAGCTGGATTCATCCCGTCCACCGAATAGGTAAAAGCGGTTTTCCTGCCTCCCCTTCCGTCCAATGAGAACGTGTTCGCCCCGGTTATACTGCGCAAAGAAGCGTTTTTTGCGGATGCCCAGAAATGGCTGGATGATGTTCCGCTCCACCGCCCCCACAGACTTCCCACAGAACGCAAACGCACAGTTGCTGAAATTGTTCATGGCCCACATGAAAAAAGACACAGTCATAATGGAAGTCTTTCCAGAGCGCACGGCGCCATCACAAATCAGCGCATCATACCCCATGTACGGGAATTCCATAATCATGTTCTGCTTTTCAGAGACCGTATCCATATTTCCCCTTCAATGCTTTCGTAATCGGATCATCTTCCATCTGATCCTTCTCTCCGACGGGCTGCCCCTTCGGTGCCCACTTGTCGATCAGCGTCCCCAGCGCTGTGGTGATCTGTGCCGGTGTAGCCTCTTTCAGCTTATCCGGGTCATTCAAGGCGTTCAAACCCTTTCCGATAATCTCACATACAAGCCCTTTCTGGCTCTCCATATAGGCCAGGATATCGGCCATGTTTTCTTCTTTTTTCTGTTCCAGTTTTTTCTCAATCTCTCCGGCTTCTTCAAGGGCTTTCTTTGCACTATCCCATGAAACACCGTTTCTCTTGGCGGCAGAATTGACCGACTGCGTCTCCAGATAATCAGCCACTATTTTCTTTTTCTGCTTATCCGTCAGCCGTGCAGCCATGCTCACCACCTCATTGTCATATCTGGTGCCACCGCCCGCCTCATGCGGCGAGAAGCGGCATATTTCGCCGTTATTGCCGCCACGGACGCGGGCGGGTAAGGAGGGGAAAAAGAAGTATGGAATACGCCTTTATCCTCGGAAGAATGTGCACGTGTCTTCTGCACATATTCTTTGCTTCCTCTTTTATTATACCACAATATCTTGTGTTTGTAAATCGAATTATAGATTTTTATATCAATATATTGTGTTTTCAGGAGTTATCAAACGCCCTCCGCACCATATCTTGTATCTGATCGCTTGTATAAAGGGTTTCTTCTGTTCCTCCCTTCTTGCACCAAAAGTCTGCATCCGTCATGCATCCAGTGACCTTGCACCGCCCCCATGTTCGGCCGTCTTCTCCTATCACAGGCTCGTTTGACCACCACTTACACGCGGCGCAAGGTATCGCTTCCACTTTCATCTCTTTCCCTCCTGTCCATTTCCATCATCGCCAGAATGGCATAGTTCGCAAGATCCATCAGCGTGTCCCGGAGTGATTCGTCTTGCACCTGCTGGCTATCGCCTCGCGTCAGTGCCTTGAAACGGTGTAGCTTATCCGAAAGCCGGATGCGCACCATCGGCCAGCCTTCTTCTGCAAAGGTCTGGTGGAAGCTGTCTCCATAGTCGTGGTTTTTTCGTTCAAACAGTGCGGTTAGCTCGTTGCAAATCTTCTTGTGTAGCTGTACCTTCTGATCCATGTTGGCCTCCTCCTTATGTTTTGTCGGCTCCAACAAATCATCCACCACCTCATAGCCCATCAGGCGAGCGGCTTCGTTGGGGTGGGCTCTTGCGTATTCATGGCATGGCCTTTTTGTCCCTTTGTATTGCTTTATGGGTTCCCGAAGCTCGCAATAGTCGCAGTCTTTTTGACTATCGCAAAACTGCTCTAATGCCTGGTCAATGGTAAGTGAGATTTCACCCGTCTTACTCCGAAACTTCATTTGATCTTCCTCCCAATCCATGGAAGCAGCCAGCCGAAGGTCAGCGCACCGGCCACATAGCCGAGCCATAGTTCACTGCTCATGGCCGCCCTCCTTCCTTTCCCACTCCCTGCACCGCTGTTCCGGGGCTGTAAAGTCCGCACAGTTCGGGGAGTCTCCATTACAGCACACGCCCTGATAGTCCTCGTACCAGGCGCAGGTGGCGCAGTACTTAGTCATGGGCGGCCTCCTTGTCCCGTTCCAGACAAAACCGAATATATTCCTCGATACGTCTCATATCATCTTCGGCTCCCTCGATTTTCCCTTTCCATCCACAGGAGGGGCAATAAAAGGTATCTCCGTGTCCTCCATTTCCGCAGTTCCCGCCGCAGTTAGGGCACTCGGCATCGACAAACATCAGATTAGTCATGGTCGTCATCCTTTCGCTGGCCGTAGGAGCAGAAATCGTCCTCCGGCATAATATCAAGTAGTAATTTATATGCATCAATCAGCCTCATGCTCGTCCTCCTTGTCCATGCGAGTGCCGCACGCGTGGCACCATGGGTGTGTGTCCGGCACATCCTCGCCTCTTACTTCCTCGCCACACTCGGAGCATTCCCACAGGTCATATACCGGGCAGCCATCTGCATAGCCGTCATACTCTATTCCGATCCATCTCCCGTGCCTCACCTCCGCAACGTCGGCGGCGGGCATGTGTGCAATCTCTGACCACGCCGCAGCATAATCGCCGCTGGTTCGCTTAACCACATCCAACGCAACCTCCCTCTCGATGTACTCAGCCATCCTGCTCCCTCCATAGTGCGGCCTCTTCGCGGGTCAGGAAAACGGTTTTGCCGAAATCTTCAGGTATCAAATAACCGTTCCAAATCGGATATGTAATCTCTCCATCTGCGTTAACTTGTACGCCATCAAGACGGCTCACGCTTAGGCAGTCATCGCCTTTACGCCACTGATAGATAATTTGATCTGGCTTTGCAGGCAGCACCACGCACCGCCCCTCCCTGTCCGCCTGGGCCAGTTCGCGGAGGCGGTCAGGCGTAACGCCCAGAAGCTGGCCTGTCAGTTTTAGCAGTGCGTCCTCGGTGAATGTTCTCTTGAAGTCTTCCGGCTCTAGCCTCGTGTCCTCGTAGGCGGCAAGGCGGTCAACGGCTTCTCCACTGTATTCTGTGTCGCCGATTTTGAGCCGCCATTTCCCGCCGTCAAAGTATGTCAATCGTTTCATGTCAGTCCTCTTCCCAGGCGGGCAAAGCAAAGACCTTGCCATCCCGGTTTTTCCAATAAAATCGCAATAAACCATGTTGGATTCGTGAATGATTCCGCAGTAAATGCAGCCAAGACACTCTTTATTTTTCAAGATCTTCCACCTCACGAATCAAAACATCCACATGAGGGGCACCTTCGGTATTGATCTTTTTCACACTCAAAACACTCACCATAGAATCGTCCTTGTAGGCAAAACCATTCAAAGCATCCAGGATTGCCTTTGCGAGATTATCCGCATCCGGTTTCTTCGTGTGCTTCGTTCTGTCCATTGCAGAGCGCTTTTTCCGAGACAGGCTTCTTGGCAAAGGAAAAAAAGCTGTGATCTCCGCCTGCAGCGGGACGCCGGCGCCGAATCCTTCCCGGCTTTGTTCTGCCCAGCACAGCCGAACTTTTTTCTCATACTCCCGCGTTTTGGATGGCGTGTAGGTTCCGTTCCTCGTCACCCGAGGCCTGCCCTTCCCTTCCGGGATCCCCGGAACCGTAAATTCAACCATTTTCCTCGCCCTCATACGCCGCATAAACCGTTTCTAACGCCTCGCGGACATCCGCATACTCCGCAGCGTGCCGCTTGGATCCCGTCGATGCACAGATCGTACTCAGAGATGCGTATCTCTTGATTTCCGCGCAGACCAGTTCTTTTACCCGCTCTCTTGTCATGTCATCATCTCCCACGAATATTGTTTTGCCGGGCTTTTGCCCGCCTGATAGAGCCGCTTTGACGGCTCGTTATATTCCAGCCCAATCCGAGCCCTTGCGCCGAATTCACGGTTTTTCAAGATCGTCAGCAGGGAGGAATAGCCCGCCTCCCCTACTTTGTCCTCTGGGACGCGCTCGACCTTGAACACGTTGTCTGCGCGGTTCGTAATATCGCTGGATCCGCCAATATCGTCTGCCTCCAGCGGCTTATCCCCGGTCTTGCGGGGGTGCGCCACCAGATGCACATGCACGTCAAGGCGTTTTGCAAAGGCCACCAGCCGCCCGGTAAAGGACGATTGCGCCCGCCAGAACCCAAGCTGCGCCTCGTCTTTCAGCTCTGCGGTCATGATGTTGTCCACAAGGAACACATCGCATCCGTACCGGCGATAAGCGTACTCGAAGATCTTCATGATATTTGCCTCGTCGTGCGCATCTTTGCGCTGGATATCGGTCAGGAATAATCTCCCGTCCCACCATGCGTTGATCGCAGGGAGCACGGATGGAGCAATGTCATAAAACACTCTTCCGCTCACAGCGTCTTCCCGGCGCTTCACATGCAGATATCCGGCCGCCTGCTGCAGCAGGCCCATTTTGAAATCCTCCTTCGGGAGTTCTCCGGAATAGGCACATACCTTCCGCCCCTGATTCACCGCATCCAGCAGGATCTGGCCCAGCAATGTGCTTTTCCCTTCGCCCCGTTTCCCCGTCCAGACCGACAGAGCGCCCCCGCTGAATCCCCCGATGGCTTTGTCCAGCTCCGGGATCCCGGACACCACGCGCCTGGCGTTTTTCCGTTTCGTTGTATCCACATCGGCAAGGTTCAACAGACCCTGCACCGGCAGCTCTTCGGCTTCCATCAGCAGCTTGTCCATCGCCTTGAAACGCCCATTGTCCCACAGCTCTTTCAGCGTGGCGCAGCCCCGGAACGCCTTCGGCTTCGGGACCATAACCGGAGTAAAAAACCGGTTCTGCAGCTCCTCCGCGATCTCCTCCTGCTTCGGCCCAGGAGGGACGGCCAGCAGTATGTACGGGAACTGTTCCACCCATTCCTTCCACGGCTCCAGATCCGACCATTTTGCCAGAAGGGACAGGCACACCGCGTTCGTCCCAACCGCCTGCGCATCCTCCGCTGTGGCACACCACCACAGGCCGGTGGATGCAGAAGGATCCATCATCTCCGGGCGGAATACCAGAGCGCCGTCAGAGTTTCCAGTAATCATCGTCGCCCATGCCTTTCATTTCTCCCTTGATCCGGTCAAAGAACAGCCCCTGATAGTTGCTGGCGATGCAGTCCAGAATGCAGTTCGCTGCTGCCTTATCTCCGTAAGCAGACGCCGCTTCCCGGATTTTGTTCTGCAGCGCTGCCAGCCCGCGGGGCTTATATTCTTGCTTCCGTTCGTGTTTATAAGCCAGCCATTCCTCAAACGCCGACTGAAGCACGGCGCTGAATCCGGTTTCTTCCTGCGTCGGGATAGGGGGCGTCTTTCTTTTTACCCCCGTAGGGGGTTTTTCTTTCTGGGGGGTTGTCTTAGTCTTAGTCTTATTATGGGGTACCATTTGCGACCCGTTTTCGACCCCACATTCGACCCCGCATTCAACCCCAAAAACGGACCAGAAACACTGATCTAATTGTATGAGTTTGAACTGTGACGGGGTGCCTTTTTTCCCTTTGCGGTACTCGATGAAGCCGCCGGACACAAGCGCGTCCCTTGCCCGCCATAATGTATCTTTCTTTGCGACCTGTACCATGCCCATAAGCCGGAAGTTATCTACTGAGACCCACTCAGGCCACCCGCACACGTTGAATACATCAAGGAGTTTGAAGTACAGCAACTGTGCGGTGGGGGATAAGTGACCATGTTCGACACGCCGGTTGAACGCGTTCAGGTAGTCAATATAAGTCAATTTCGCTCACTCACTTCCCGTTTTTAGAACGGAAGTTCTCCGTCTCCTGAATCATCCATAGGGATGATTCCGCTGCCTGTTTCACTGCCAGATACACTGTCGGAAACACTGCTGTTATGCAATCCGTTTTGGCCGGATTCTTCTCCGCGGTCGCCAAAATAAACGCTGCTCGCAATGACCTCTGCGGACACTCGTTTGTTTCCTTCCTTGTCCGTCCACTCGCGCATCTGCAGGCGGCCATCCACAACTGCCATACGGCCCTTTGCAAAATATCGGCTGACGAACTCTGCCGTCGCGCGCCAGGCCACTACATCGACCCAGTCAACGCTCCTCTGGCCTGTCTGCGTGTCCTTGAAATCCCGCTCCACTGCCAGCCGGAACGACGCTACCGGAACGCCAGCCTGTGTTCTGCGCAGCTCCGGGTCTTTCGCCAATCGGCCCATGATCGTAATATGATTCAGCATTCAAAGATAACTCCTTCCAAAAATCCGGATAAATTCATCGATATCCCATTTATATTTCTTCATAGCAGCCATCTGCGCCTCCCGTTGGAGCGGGACACGAAGGCTTGCCCCTTTATGTACTCCGTTCAGGTGACAGCGGTCATGGCATAGCAGAACCCATAACCCATAGCGCTTGCTTTTCGCCCTGTCAGGGCCGCCGAATACCTCGTGGCGGTCTAACTTATCCATCGATCCGTTGCGACCGCACAGGTGACAGCAGGAGCCTTCCTGAAGGATAGACTTGGCATAGCCATTGCCGTCCAGCTTCATGTTGTATTCATTGCGCATTTCACTTCCCCCATTCTTCTTTCAGCAGCGCGATCTTATCCGGCGGCATGGTTTCCACACCAACAGCCCTGCAGTCCTGGATGCAATTGTCGATCAGATGCGACATCTGCTGCTTGTCAAAATCGCTGCTTCCATAATAGGCCAACACTGTAACACAACCGGGGAGTTTGGATGCCCTCGTCTCCACCATGCGCCCAAGATGCCTGCTGCACCAGCGTTCCTTGAAGGATTCAAGCGCTCCTTTCTGCATACACAGCGTTTCGTAGTTTCCGATATCTTTGATATGGCTTCGGTAAATCGCTTCTGGTTTCTCATGAACAGCCTTTGACAGCTCCCCTACCAGACTCCAGTAAAGGCCGTTAGCATCCAGACTCCGTTTGTCTTTATGCGCCTTGATCTCCACATCGTAGACGATGCCGGGCTTGTCCTGCGCCATACAGAACCGCCGGGCTGCAGCGGGGTCTGTCACTTTCAGGCACAGCCATACCGCGCCGTCCTCGCTGCTGATTTTTTCGTCGGTGACGGTTAGAATCATCATTGCACGCTCTCCGCTGCAAAAGCTTTCCGCTGGCAATCTGGGCAAAGAGCACGCCCGAAACGCCGCGCAGAGTATGCAGCAATGTCTTTTGCTGCCCACAGACTTCCGTCTTTCTTTGCCGCGTTCCGGATCTCCACACCACAATCTTTACAGAGTGTGGGGGATGTCCTTTGCGGTTTCTGTGTAGCAGCGCCGGTGTTCGTTGCATCGCTGTCCTTCGTGTCATCAATGGCAAACAAGCCGTTGAGGGCATATTTCCGGGCGTAAGAGCTGGCTGCTCCGGACACCTGCGCAGCGTCCATTCCCTTTTTGCTGTCCTCTTCCCGTGCCTGAGAAGTCACGCTGATCTTCTCCCCGGTTTCCGCATCCATCAGCGTAGCGGTAGCAATGATGTAGTACCGCTCACCAACCAGCTCCACTCGGTCTGTAATCGTCAGAACAGCCTTAACCTTTCCTGCCAGCGGCTTCACCGCCTCTACGATGTCCTCGCAGCTGCGGTAGCTGTACTTGCCAAACGCATTGTACTGCCCTTTCGGCGCTTTTAGTTCCTGCTGAATGGACATCAGTTTTTCATAGACCGCCATTGTTTTCTTCCTCTCCGATAAAATTCAGCGGGCAATGCTGGCCCACATAGTGTTCCGGGTACGCCACCAGCGCGCCATTGAGCGCACAGACACGGCTTTGCCTGCGTAGATACGGGCATTGGGTGCAGCATATAGCTGCGTTCCCCTTATAATCTACCGGGAAAGATACGATGACCGTTGCCGAAGCTTTAATATAGCTGCGCACACCGCTTTCAAATTCCATTGTTACACCTCATCAAAATACAGGATTTCCTCAAAGTCCGTATCCCCGCAGCGCGGGCATACCGCCCAGCGCTCACCCGGAGCCGATGCATCGCCGTGGTATTCTATGTAATATTCCGGGGCGTCAAATTCTTCCCCACACTCATTGCAGCGGAACATTCTGCTCTTCCCGTTCCCTGGACTCGCTGTACTCTGCCAGGTGCCGATCACTTAACAGAACCTCCAGAATTTCCAGTTTGTCATACGCCGTCAGATGGCCTGCATTGATCACAGAAACTGCCGCTTCCCGATAGATTTTACTTTTTCGCATGGTTCTCTTCCCCTTTCTTTAAAATGACTGGAATTACTTCTTTGTGAGTTCTTTCCATACGGCTTCACTAAATTCAGGGAGTTCTTTGATATAGTCAAGCATATTTTGGGGCATTTTACTCCAAGCTATATCATTATCAACATATTGCAGTTGAGGGAAGCAAAACGCCCACCATTCTTGATTCCCTTTGATTCCATACCAGTTTGAAAATTCTGGTATCCAATTAAACTCTCTGATTTTACACAAAACTTCTTTTACACGAGATTTATTTGACTTCTTATTAAAAATATAGTGAGAAATTCCATCTTTATTTGAACAAAACAAAGAATGAAAAACCCCTCTGCAATTTCGAATTCCATAGCTGCCGTTGACTGCGGCGCTGCCGCTGACTGCGGCGCTGCCGCTGACTGCGTTGCTGTCGCTGACTGCGGTGCTGTCGCTGACTGCGGTGCTGTCGCTGACTGCGGCGCTGTAGCTGACTGCGTCGCTGCCGTTGACTGCGTTGCTGTTTCTGACTGCGTCGCTGCAGTTGACTGCGTTGCTGCCGTTGACTGCGTTGCTGTTTCTGACTGCGTTGCTGTTTCTGACTGCGTCGCTGCAGTTGACTGCGTTGCTGTAGCTGACTGCGTTGCTGTTTCTGACTGCGTCGCTGCCGTTGACTGCGTTGCTGCCGTTGACTGCGTTGCTGCCGTTGACTGCGTTGCTGCCGCTGACTGCGGCGCTGCCGCTGACTGCGTTGCTGTTTCTGACTGCGTTGCTGCCGTTGACTGCGTTGCTGCCGTTGACTGCGTTGCTGCCGTTGACTGTGGTGCTGCAGTTGACTGCGTTGCTGTAGATGACTGCGGTGCTGTAGCTGACTGCGGTGCTGTAGCTGACTGCGGTGCTGGAACGATCAAACTGTTTTATCAGATTTATAAATTGCATGAGGTCGTATTCTTCAACAAACTCGATGCATTGTGCAACCGTTTTTAATCCATCCGGCGTATCGACAATATTTTCATATGCTGCAACCTTAAAATAGCGATTATAGCCTAACGGTTCATAAAAGTTAAAAACGTTAGCAGGATCTTTCGAAAAATGAAGGCCCCAACTGCAAGCATTTATATCTCCATCTACACGGAATATTTTACCTTCAAGTTTTTCCCCTGTTTCTCCATATCGAAACCTCTGATTCGTTCCGCTGTCCCATTTGACTGCTTTATATCCGTAACACAGCGGTTTTGCGCCGTTCAGTTCCTTGCGCTGAATCTCAATTGTTTCCATCTTCCCACTCCTTATAAAGATCTGCCAAAGCCGCGCGCTGCGCGTTTTCCGCTCCGATCTCCTGCAAATATTCCTCCGCCGTAGGCTGGGAACTTTCCGCTGCAGCCTGAACCATCGTAGAGGCTGCCGCCACTGTTACGATCAGGCAGGCCGCCAGCATGATCCAGAAACGCAGCCTTCCCGCGCGCCGGCGTTTTCGTTCTTCCCGTGTCATGTGAAAACTTCCTCCTTGTATTCCGCTTTACATTGTGCTAAAATACAAACGTAAAGACTGATCTCATGTCTTACACACCCCTGCCGTTGGGTCCGAACTGGCAGGGGTATTTTCATACCATCCCATGCTCCTGCGTGCAATGCGGTGAGCACGCTTCTGATTGCGGATCATTTCACGCAACCTCCCAAATGATATTTTTCTGCTCGTCGGTCAACTTCAGCGCACGGCACAGCCTTTTGAATTGCTCTTTTGTCCACCGGTTCACTTTGAAGCAATGATAAAAAGCGCCGCGGGTCATTCCCATATGCTGCTCTGCCAGCACTGTGAAATTCTCGATATCAAGGTCAAGCATGGCCTTTTTAATGGTGACCTGCGCGGCTTTGATCTGCCTTTGCTGCACTTCCTGGGGCGTTTCAATGTTTTTGTAAAGATTTACCTTCGGCATTTTCCTTCTCTCCTTCCTTCGTTCATCAAAAATACAATTTCTTTCTTATCGGTCAAACTTTCGTTTACCTCTGCTCTGGCATATGGTAAAATGTAGTAAAAGGGAGGTTTTCCCACATGAGAGATCATTATTTTCATATGTACTGCAGCATTAAATACAAAGAATGTTTTTATAATGCACACTATGATCACGCTCAAAATTGTTACAATACATACACGTTTTTGATGCTACTCATATCAATTACGAGTGTCGCTGCCTGGAGCATTTCAAAAGATCTCCCAGCACTTTGGGCAATTATTATTGCAGCGGCACAATTCGCACAGGCTTGTAGTGTGCGCTTGACTTGGGCAAAGCAGCTTGCTGCATTGCAATACCTTAAGCCGGAATTGGCAAAACTTTCCCTTGATCTTGATAAAAGTTGGCGTGATATTGATCTGTTCGAATACAATGATTCCAAAATCTCAACTCTTATTTCAAAATATGAACAACAGTATTCCAATCTTGAATCACAATTTACAAACGGAATTAAATTTGGTTGTTCAAGATCCATAATGAAACGTGCAGAAAAAAACCAGCGAGCCTATTTCTATATTCGATATCCAGAAACACGAATAGAACAGGAGACATAAATATGAACAATAAAGATCACGCCAGCAAGCCTATTAAAACTAGAGATGGAGCGCCAGAACCGTCGTATCATTTGCCAGTCCCCCCACCGCCGCCCAAGCCTAAAAAGTAAATGACCAAGCCGTCACAATCAGTGGCGGCTTTTTCGTCTTTTCCGCCTCTCCTTACGCTTTTCCTGCCATTGGCAGAGTTCGCAAACAGTAGGTGTAAACGAATTCACAGACGAGCAAATCAGGAAACGCTGCAGCGCCACCCCAATAGAAAACCCAATGAAACCGGAAATAAGCCACATGGATATCACCCCTCCTCTTTCCCCGTCCGTTTTATTGGACAAAGCTTTGCTGTCTGAGTGCCTTCTGCCCTCACAATGCAGGATTTATGTATCTACTTCTTATTAGAGATAGCTCCCATTTTGTATTTTCCTTTCTGTTAAACCAATTCTTCCCCAGCCTTCAAATGTTAACTGCCCTTCGATCTCTTCTATTCTTTTGCGCCCTTTTGTGATGTTTTTTTCAAGTCCAGTGACACGATCTGTGAGTTGCTCCACGGCTTTTCTTAGCCGTAGAAGATCTTTGCAGTGGTCAAGGTCAATATAGACACCCGGCTCTCCTTTTACCGCAATTAAAGTGCGATTTCCATTGTTGTCTTTTTGATTCGCCAAGATTCGCCTGGAGTATTGTTCTACATCATGATTAAATGATTTCTGCGGGTCGAACTGGTAATACCGCCGTACAATGTTCGCAACATCAGCAACGGTCACAATGCCATTTTCCTGAACCTGCTGTACAATGTACTGCCGAGCCTCTCTGCTAATCACGCTGTTTCTTCCCATGTTCCGCTCCTTTCTGAATTAACTTCTCCCGGATGTCTATAATTGCTCCAATTAGGTCATTTAAGTCTTGAATGGTATCTCCTAATCTGGTGTCTACTGCCGCTACAGAATCTATTACTTCATCTGTAACCTCCAGTATTTTTGAGATAGAGATCGCTTTACGAAATAACTTCAAATTATCAAAATCCCGGTCGATTTGCTCTCTTTGAAGTTCCATACGTTTCTTTCGCTCCTGCGCCAGATTGATAACATTAGTGCGAGTGGGCATCCGGCCCTCTTCTCTGGCCTGGACTTTTTCCTGCTCAACGAGATCCTTATTGTTGGCTAGGGTTTCGAAACGCTGAATTTGACTCTGTGAGAAGCCCAAATTCTCTATTGTGTCTTTTTTTGATTTTTCAAAATGCCCAGCGTTGCACATTTTGAAATCATCGCTTCGTCTATCTCCCCCGCCAGCTTTGGGAATTGACTTTGCAATTTCTCCCATACGAACAGAAGCATCAAGAATCAATTCGCAAAGTTGCTGTTGTTCCCGTACTTTTTGTAAATAAACTTCTGCAGCAAGGCCGGCTTTTTTTATCGCACGAATTTCTGCACGCATAGAGGTTACTCGTTCC